TTTCTCGACCTCGTCCAGGTAGCGGGCAGCGTCGACCGTGCGGGTGTATCCGAGGGCTGTGGCGACGTCTCGACCCACGAACCATGGCTCTCCGTCGCGGACCAACGCCCGCAGCGTGAAAGTGTCCTCGAACTGGAACTTCTCGATCTCGGTGGTGGTGCTCATTGCTCTCCTTGGTTGTGGCAGGTTCAGTCGCACCAGCCGTTGTCGGTGTAATCACATGATGGACAGGGAGTCACAGCTCCCACTCTCTGCCGTCTGGGTAGACGACGGTGATGTCCCGCCCGTCCATCACGTGGTTCCTGGCGAACCGCTGAGCGGCTTCGTCCGTGGGGAACGGGTACTGCGTTGCCTCCGACTGGATGTGCCAGTCAGGGCTGTCGGGGATGGGACCGAGACGGACCCAGGTGTAGACGGCCTCCGTGCAGAGCGTCAGCTCCTTGCGATAACCCTCTGACCGTTCCATGTCTGCACCTTCTTCTCTTCGCGTTCGGCGACTAGCCACGCGGTGATCTGACCGCCCCAGAGCTCGTACCCGTCGTCACTCGCCAGCGTTCGCTGCACGGTCTCTTCGTCGTTGAGGTCCAGCAAGATCGGCGTCTCGTCCGACCCCGCAGGGGGGAGGAACGCGGCCCAAACCCTTCCCCTCCAGCGGGAGACTCCGGTCTTGTAGACCCAGCCGGGGCCAGGCACTCTGCTGGCCTGTCCCAGGCATACCTGACAGCGGTAAAGCCCACCGTGCCAGCGCATTCCGGCGACACCGACGACCTTGTCGCACCCTTGGCAGTAGTCAGCCTTCATGGTCCCGTGTAGGGTCAAGTGTCATCCCTCAAAAAACTCACACGAGTACGACACGTCGCAAAAACGGCACTTGTCGGGCTCGGGGTCCGGGTCGAAGTTTCCGGCCTGGATGTTGTCCTCCAGCCCGCGGAACGCGGCTGTGACCTTCTCCTCGGTCCACTCCGTCAGGTCGTAAGGCTTTGTGACAACAGCCTTCTTGCCTTTCTTCCCGGCCATGTAGTAGTCCCCGAGCCTGGGCTGCTCAACGCCATACTTCTTGGCCACAGCCAGCGAGTAGACACCCAGCTGGAAGTCATCGCCGGGGGTGTTACCGGTCTTGTAGTCACGGACCCGCAGCTCTCCGTCGACCACTACTACAGCGTCGATGAATCCTCGCACCAAGATGCCGTCGAGCTCTATGTTGAACGAGAGCTCAATCGCAGGCTTGGGCTGCTCACATTCCTTGCAGCTCTCGTCCCTCCAAGCCTCGGTGGCACAGACTCCGCGGCCTGGCGTAGTCCATATCGTCTGCCCATCGACCTTGCGCCAGCCGTAGAACTTCTCGATCTGCTCCCGACCGATGGCCCACCGACGCTCGACATCTTCCTTGCCGCGGTACGGCCCTGACTGCGCCCACCACTCGAAATTTGGCGTGATGTCCGTGAACGCGTTGACATCTCGGGCGTAAGCCTTGTCGAACATCGCCAGCGCTTCTTCGATGGGAGGTAGTTTGCCGTGCTCGGCGAAGCACTTCTCGACCCACTCCAACACCTCGTGGACCGCGGTGCCTTGAGGCAGCCACGCAGCCGGCCTCTGCCACACCTTGTCGATGCGTGCCAGTTTGTAGGACTGTGGGCACTTCTCGTACTGCTTCAGCTGCGACACCGACCTCAGCGGTTTCTCGCTCATGCCACCAACTCTTCCGCGATCTCCAACAAGTACGACGTGAGTTCAGCTGTCCCGGACCACATGTCGCTGTCCGATACCTTCTCGGTCGACAACATCTCGACCGAATCCGACACCGCCAACAAAGCGGCTACAGGCGCGTACACGGGGTCTGTGTCTCTCACCACCGGACTCTTGTACACACACAGCTGGAAGAACCCTTTTGGCCTCGGAATGATGTGGGCATATAGCCAACGCGGCTTGACCACAACCTCTTTGAGCACAGCTGGATCGTCGTAGGTATATGAGATCGGCACTGCTTGTCTACTTTCTATGGCTCGAAAGGCGGGAACCGCCAGATCATCTGTCCCTCTTCGGTGAGCTCGGTGTGCTCGTTCACCCGGATCAGGAAGTCTTTGTCCTCCGCGGTCCTGGGCTTGAGCTTGAATCCTCCGACCTTGCTCACTCCAGGCTCCGGGGGGAAGCTGGGGTCGAACTCCACCACGAGGTTGCCCTCGCGGAGACGCTTGTAGAAGCCCCGGAGTCTCCGGAGCTTGTCGAAACTCATGCCGACACCGCCGGTGGCCACGAACTCCCCGTGGTCTCGCAGACGCTTGTAGTACGTCGACTGCGTCTGCAGCTCCGGGACGTCGAACGGGAAGTGCATCAACGCTTCCTCACGAGGAGTCAGCCGGCCCCCGTATCGGTGCTTGATCCAGGACACGTACTGCTTCGTGACGCCGTACATGTCCGCGATCTCGGACTGGTTGAAGCCTTGGTTCTTAAGGGCCTCCACCTCCGGTAGTGACAGCCGGCCTTGCTGGGCGCGGTTGTTCTTCTGGGTTGCCATCATGGTTTGCCGCTCTCCATTGTTTCTTGTCCCTGGAAAGTGGGACGTTACGGGTAAAGCTATCCGACTTCAATGTATCTCCTACGACCGACAAACGGTGTCGGCCCGCACGCGTTCTCCCCTGGCCCCCATCCGAGGCAGGTATTCAGTTGTGACACTGCTGATTCAGTTGTCTCCCCCTCCGGTCCCCCCCGCGAGATCGTAACTTCAGTTACGCATTGCTCTTGTGCCAATCGACATGTTGTGTCAGGTCATATCATTCTGACTTGTGAGTAACGTGACGTTTACCTGCACGTAAGTGCCAAACGTGACGTCCATCACACATTACCAATTTCTGACGACTGCCATCCGCGGTGTAACCACGTTGTCAAGTCTGACACGCCCTACCGACAAGTCAGCAGAACCACCGCTTCCTGCAGTAGCGTGACTTCCCCTCGTCGCTGTCACGCGGCTCCTCGGCCCTCTGAGTCGAGCCTCCACCGTCCCCACAGGTGGGCAGCTGGCCGTTGGCCACGTGCCACGCTGAGTCAGCCGCCAAGCCTCCGTGGTCGGCCACGTGCGCCTCGCTGCGGTGCTCACACGGCACCGCCTTGGCCGCGGGAGGGTGCAATAGCATCCCAGCCAGGGAGGCTCCTACAGCCATCATCAGGAGGAATCTCACCACCATGTCTTCCCCTTGCACTGCTCGGTGGCACCGTCCGGGTGCCATTGCTTGTAGATCCTCAGACGCTGGGCACCGGGCTGGCGCCGTCGCCGGCGTCTGCGCTCCTCCAGGATCGCCATCTGCCAGTGATGTCTGCACAACACCCGGTGCCCCACGTCATGCCTCCTTGACCTTGACTTCGTGCCCTGTTGCTGTCTCATGGACCCTGACCGAGATCCCCAGCAGGTGTTGCCCGCGGGCCACCGCTTTCCAGGGGCAGCACTTGCACTTAGCGCTCAGCATCAGGCGATCCTCTTGATGTGGGCCTTGAGGTCCTCGATGTCCCAGAGAACCTGCTCCCTCTGCGCGCTGGTAGAGCACTTGCTGAGCGTGGCCTTACGCTCGGCGAGCCAATCTCGTGCCTGGTCAACGCTCATGTCTGCTACGTACATGCCTCTCCTCTGTGTCAGGTCAAGTCAAGTTGATAGAAGGTCACGCAGAGCCTGTGCGGCCTGCTGTGGGACGACTCCGTTGCCGATGCCTCGAAGGGCCTCGGTGCGGGAGATGTACGGAGATCCCTTGCGGGGACGTCGTCCATGTGGGTCGGTCATGTCTGTGACCCAACCCTCGGGCCAGCCCATCATCCACTCGCTGAATCGCGCTGAGAGCCTTGGCTTTCCCTGTGTGTTGGGCTCGACAGGGTATGGCGCCGGCCTGGTCATGGCTTCCCAGCGTTCGATGGCCGGCTGGTACTTGCCCCAGTCCAAGTCTCCGAGCGTGGCTCGGGCAACCGTGGTGACTAGGTCATCCCCACCGCTACCGGGCCTATTCGCCCTGGCGAAGTCTGGACCAGCGGTCGAAGACTTGGCCTCCGGGGTAGGCAGCAGCGTGATGGCTCCGGGGAGATCCAACCCTCCGTCACGGTTGGGGTTGGCACCCTTACCGTCCCGCGCCTGCGGGGTCGGGAGCAGCGATCCCTCGACGGCTGCGACGGCCACACCTGGGAGCAGCAGCTCGTCAGATCGTGCCCCCGAGCGGGTCAGGTTGCTGCCCGTGGCGTTACCGACCGTCGGGGTCGGTAGGAGTTGCGAGGATGAAGACTCGCTCTCGCTTGTGGGGGGCTCCGACGCTTCCAGCGGCGAGAGTCTTCCACTTCGCATCGTACCCGAGGTCGGCCAAGTCCCCGAGAACTCTACCCATTGCTCTGATTGAAACACCTTGTGGACCTTTGGCTTTGCCACTCAGCAAACCTCTCACGTTCTCGATGACCGCGTACTGCGGTCGAAGGATGTCGATGGCGTCTGCGAAGTAGGACCAGAGTCCTGACCGTGTACCATCCTCGATGCCTTGCTTGCGACCTGCTGCACTCACGTCCTGGCAGGGGAAACCTCCGCAGAGGATGTCGGGACGCTCGACTGTCGACCAGTCGACTTTGGTGATGTCTCCCAGGTTGGGCACGCCAAACCGCTTCTCCAACACCGTCGCTGGAGCCTTCGCCGGCTCGCACTGCCAGATCGTGCGGGCGCCGAACACCTCCTCGACGGCCAGGTCCAAGCCTCCCATCCCGGAGAACAGCGATCCGATCGTTGTGCTTGTCACAGCGCGTCCCCGAGAGGCTTAACGCACTTCCAGCACAGCGCGGACATAGCGTCCAGCACCGGGTCAGCGTGCGGGTTGTCGAACTGCTGCACGCCGCAGTGCGGACAGCGTGTTATGCCTTCCATAATCCATCCTTTTGTGTAAGGTCA